CATCCAAACCATCACAGAACTAACGAATTGGACACGCACGTGCGCGGACTTGACCTTAGAACAAGCAAGTCTTATGAACTTGAATGATTCATTGTCATTCATGTATGCTTACGGCAAAAAACAATTTGACGTACATCGTGAGAAGATCAAGAGCGTTTTGGATGCGAAATATCATTCAATGCTTCACGATTACATGTATTATCACAAAATGTTTTTGTCGAAAGTATCAGAGGGACATTTTTGTTCTGACCAGCCGAGTTTTGGTTGGGCGCACGGCGACGCAAAGGGTGATACACTAGAGATATCTTCAGAGACGCCGATTACGACAGCGAAAGGAGAGGATGTACGCTCTGATGAGAACAAAGGAGGAGTGGTTGTCCAGTCACAGCGCGATATCGAAGTGAGTGGTTCAACACTGGAACCGCATAGTGTTATGCGAGGATGGTTGCAACGGCAGTGCATTGGAGACCCCGAGTGGACCTTGAAGAAGATGGTTAACCGAACCATTTGGGTTAATACTTATCAATGGACCGCAGCAATGGGAATGGGAACCAACGTTTTTACTTTGCGAATGCCACAGGACGTTATCTTGAATTATCTGCAGTCAGCTGCATTTGAAAGATATATGCTCTGGAGAGGTTCCGTGATTATTGAAGTTATGGTGACCGGAATGCGTCAGCAGCTTGGTCGGGTAAAGGTGTATAACATACCTTTCACCGACCAAACTGTCGCCGCAGTTTGGCATCAGACTAGTCCAACATCTTATTACGGACTCAATCCATTGAGTGTGGATCCATCGTCAAATTCACCGCAACGTCTAATTGTGCCTTTTACTAATCCAAAGACGTACATTTCGATCAACGGTCCGACGGATAATGTGAACATTGATTACATTGGAACTGTTATGGCAACTGTCTTGGTGCCTTTAACAGCCGCTGCTGGCTCCTCCAATGAAGCAGATATCACAGTCACCGCTTCTTTTGGCGAAGATAGTGAATTCTGTATTCCATTGAATTCAAGTGCTATTGGTTTTGCGTATAATGAGACACATCGACAACAGCGAGAGCAAGCCGCAGTTTTTGGAAGAGCACACGGAGGCGTGGTTTCGAATCAGACAACAATAACATCATATGGAAATATGGACGGAACTTGTGTTCCGCAAGATTTGAAAGGAGACGATTTTAGTGGGATGGCTTCAGGAAATTCGATCCCTATGCCGTTCGACCGTGCTGCGCGCTCAATTAATCCCATCAATAACGTGCGCAAGTATGCTCAAAATTTTACACATTCGAAGGGTTCAGAAGTAGTGACACGTATGGACCTGGATCCGTCAAATATGAATATCATGACGCGCCAACACTTTTCCACCAACGTTGATGAAATGTGTTTACAATTTTTGCAGTGTACTCCCACGTGGGCAGCGAACATCTCGTGGCCAGGAACAGCTACTGCAGGAACATCTTTGTGGTCTGGTTTTATTGGTCCAATGACTTCGTTATTTACTCAAGGAACAACAAATCAAGTGACATTGCATACAGGAACACCAGTGCAAATGACGCAGTGGGAATACAATTCCATGCGTTATGCTTTTTGGAAAGGGG